CTATCAAATCTTAATTGTAAAGCTTCGCTAATGTTATATGGCAAATATGTTAATACACATTCAATTTGAATTCCACTTTCGTACGAAGTTACTATTACATCTTCGGCAGCTACCCTAGGATCATAATTAACAATTGTTTCTACATTTCTTCTAATTAAATTTTTTAAATCATCAGTAAGAGGTTCGAATATAACGTCCCAAATAATTGTACCAAATTCAGGATTTTCCAATTTTTCCCCCTGTCTTATATTAAAATGATTTAAAATATCTTGCTTTATTAGAGCGAAATCATATAAAGAAAAGCTGTTAGCTTCTGAAGATACTGAACTAAACCCTTTATAAGTTCTAGTTCCTGGTATCTTTTGTTCTTGATTAAGTCCTTTAATAATAACTTTTTCGTAAAGTTTAGAGTTAGCAGTCATAATATAATTCCTTATTCTTGTGATTTAATTTTTTCAAACGTATCAATTACTGTAGAATACTTTTTCCAATATGTTGCTGGCTCTTGTAAATCCGTGGATTCACCTTCGTACCTTCCAGCTGAATCTCTATCAGTTTTTTCTGGTTTATATTTTACAGGATCTAAATTTTCATGTTGAGGATAAGGTTCGCTGGTAGGCAATCTACGCATAATAGTGCTTATCTTTATTCCTGTATCCTGCGGAAGAACATGAGTTTTTAATTGTTTTGGCAATCCTGCGGTGGCTGCGGTAGCTGCGGCTGGGCCGTTCATGTCAATACGGGTAGCTGTTTCTACAATGGTCTTGGCTCTAGTATGATTAGCTTCTCCTGATGTTTGATAGTTGTGGCCGGTAATGTTTAAATCAAAGTTTCCTTGAATTTTTTCTTTAACATTTCCTACTACTGTTTCGTCTACATTCTTCTTAATATGAATTTTTTGATTTTCATCTACTATTAACACTGAATCTTTATTCACGTGTGTGTGCATTTCTCCGGCTACTTTAGTGTTAAAATTGCGACCGGCTTGTAAATTGATATCACGATCTGCATAAAAATTCAAATCTTGTTTAGTTCTTACGCTAATACTATCTTCAGAAAATATGTCAATTTTTCCATCACTAGTTAATTCTATCCAAGCTGTTCCTCTAGCATTGCCTATATAAATTAAATCTTCTGAATTATGTAATAAAATTTGATGGCCTGTACGTGTTCGTATTCTAATTAATTCGTTATGAGGTCTAGTAACATCTCCGGTAGTTTCTTTGTTTTCAACAGATGCGTATTCAGGAGGCCCTTTAGAAGGATCTGTTTTCCGTAAAAATTTGTCATCTCCGTCGTCCATGACAAAAGTAGAGCCTCCTAACCTACTTACTGGAAAATTAGAAATTTTATGTTCAGCTTTACCTACTTTACCTCGTTTAGATGAAGATCTTTTATCGAGTGGCCCTGGAGTACTAATTCCCACAACATGACTAGGAGTTTCTCTTCTAGCAGAACTTGAAGTTATTCCTCGTATGTCATCTCTTAATAAGCCTTGTTCAGACAATACTGTAGCGAAAGGGTGTTCTGGTTTAGGAATTTTTGTAGGATCTTGAGTAGATATTCTTGCAACTTTATTATACTCAGCAACAGGCACACGCTCGGCTTGGCCAGAAACTTTAAACTTAGTAGCTGCTATACCAGGTATCATAAAGTTTGAATTTTCGTGTTGTACGCAACCTATCCAAAATCCGTTACTTGCGGAACCGCCGACAAAGATTACAAGAACAAGTGTTCCTGGTTCAGGAGGAACGAACCACATTCCATGACTTTTTTGAGTGTTATTAAAATCTTCAGGACTTTGTGTTACAAAATCTATATCAGTTATTCCGTAATAAGGATTAAGATACTTCACTGTTCTTGTTTGTCCTGCAACCGCAGGATCATTTCCTACTTCTCTTAATATTTGTACTTGAAGAGATCCCATGTAAGTAGGATCAACATTACTAATAACCTTAGCTATAAATGGTCCTGGATTGACCGGGTTACTGGTAATACTTGGTCTGAATTCTTCGCTACTATTTTCTTTAGTGTATGATGATGACGTCATTTAGATTACCTTTATGGATTTATTCTTCTGCCGAATGCAGCAGCATTTCTATCAAAGGGGTCAATAGCTGTTATTGGTCCAGGAGTTACTTCTGTTGTTCTAGCTACACCTTGATTAGATTGTCCAGGTACTTGAGCAACTGGAGATCTAGTATTATTATTATTTCCAGATGTAATTGCTGAAAGAATACTGGCATTAGTTTGTTTGTTAAACGATGCTGCATCTGTGGGTGTTTCAGGACTTAAAACAAATTCTGCTTCTGGTGCAGCGTCATTATCTTGTCCTTTTAATCTAAATCCGTTTAATGTTTGTTTAAATTTTCCTCTTGAAAACTCGTGCGAAACCTTTTGTAATAGATAAAGTCCACTAAATTGTAATACAGGTTTGGTATCTGATCCAAAGTTATAAAAGCCTGTTTCTAAGTTAACATCTATTGGGGTTCTAAAATTAATTGTAATAGCGACCTGACCGCTTTGATAATTTATTTGACCGTCACCTGTAAGATTTTGATAAGGGCTAGGTGCTGCATTATAATTCCCCATGCCGCTGTCTCCAAGATAGTAAGGATCTCCTAATATAGTCATGTCTAATTTTATCATGTCATTGCCATTGACTAACATATCTTGGAATACTTTTGCTGCTACAGTTTTTTCATCTTGTAACGATGGACCACCTTGATTCGAATTTTGAGTTTCTATTTTGTCATTTCTAACCACTGACGGAGTTTGTTGTGTAGTAGGCGAAACACCGGCTACATGTTTTGAAATTATGTTCTTTTTCTGTTCTTCTAAATCTGATTGATTAGCACCTGGACTAGCCGCTGAAGATAACTCAGCTTTAGCGGTATTTTTAGTTCCATCAGCAGCTAATGCAGTATAAAATCCTGCTCTAAAATCTATATTCCAATCTAAAATTTCAGTGTTTTTTCCTGTATAGATGTAGTTGTATTCTTTTAAACTTTCTTTTTTTAAATTCTTAAGACCAGGTTTTTTAGTGTTTGCTGGAATAATATAATGTGTATCTACTAAGTAAGGAACTACTCTAAAAACTGCCAGTTTTGATCCTTGACCAGTAGTTGCGTTTTCTTTAGATCGTAGAATGTATAATTGTGTTTCAACTTTCCACCAAGAAATTTGTCCTTGTGGTGTTTTATTACCTTCTGTTAAAGCGTTTCTAGCGTATTCGCTGGTCATAATAACTTGGTTAATCATATCAACAACTGTTGATCCTTGATTAAATTTAAAGTCACTATTCTTAACATCTATCGTTATATTTCCTCTTTGATAAATTCCGGTCTTTTCATCATAGACCACATTATCTTTTGGAAAAGAACTATCTCCTTTATAGAGCTCATTAAAGGCTAATAGCGACTGTCCTATTTTGTTAACTGCGGCAGTTCCATTAGTAGTGTCTTGAACAAGGTTATTATTATTACCTGTTCCCCTTACTATTCCTATAGATTTAAACACAGAAGAATCACCGCTATTGATTGTCGAGGATCTAGTTGCTGATTGATCGGCTTTTTCATCGGGCCCTGATGATTTTTGATTAAACATATCAGTTGGAAAAATAATTGCTATTTCATCCGCAGTTTCTGCTTGACCGTCTTTTACTCGTTGTTTAAAATAATTGTTTAAAACAACTTGTAAACTTTGTTCTCCTGTTTGTAATAAATTTTGTACTGTATAATTACCAGTGTCGCATTTAATTGTAATATCTGTTTTAGAAATGTTGTACTGAGCACTATATGCACCTTCATTCCAAGGATACGCATCAACAGTATATGAAGTTCCTTTTCCACTGACTTTCATCTGGATAGTTCTTATTTTAAGAGGAATATGTTTTTTAGTATCAGGAATAGTGACAAACATTTCTTGACGATCATTATCAAATACATGCCCTTTAAATTCTATTGTTAATAATACCGGAACATCTAAATAATTTTCATAACCAGCAGTTTTAGCGGCAGATTGAATTGATTGAAAAAACAATCCCATACTGTAAGGTTCGAAAATTTCAAAACTAATCTTATTTGCATTTGTATTGCCTGAAAGTTTATCAAATCCTATAACACTATCGATCCTAAGATTATCCATATAAAATTCATACTGACCGTATTGTGTTCCTATTAAATCCTTGTCTGGAGCACCGCTGGCTGTACGCAATAATAAAGGACCGTAATCTCCTCGTTTGTAACTTGATGTGTTAATTTGATCTCTAGATAAAACGCTTAAAGTAAACGCATAATTATAACTGGTGTATTGCGTTAACACATTAGGAAAAGGCGGCGTTTGTGTTTGATTATTATTAGATGTAGGAGTAGATGCAACATTCTGGCTTGGAGATCGTTGTGCTTGCGATTGAGCCGTATATCCACTACTTTGATTATTAACCGGTGTCGTAGACGATCCTGCAACTACAGAACTATTATTAATAATTGGATTAGGATTCTCTTGTATGCTTCTTGCTGCTCTTAGATTTTCTTCGAACACATTCATAAATTACAATCCTAAAATTTGTTTTAAGCTGTCGCCTTTTGGAATATAAATTTTTACTCCTGGTATAAAATCGTATATAGGATCAGTAAGTACATCCATATTTCTTTGAATAAACACCCACCATAACTTTGAATCCTTATATAAATCATAAGCTAACAAATCTGGGCGGTGTGTATATTGAGGTTCTATAGTGTAAAGAAAATCATCCGGCTCTGCACTAACTGGCCGAATACGAAGATTACTTAAGTAATCATTTTCTATAGGTGTGTCAGCCCATGGGCTAGATTTTTTATAAGTGGCCATATTATAGATATCCTACATTATTGTTCACATAACCGCCACTTATAAATGTGTTCAAATTAAATTTCCTCATACTCTGTCTGCTGTATATTGGAGTTAAGGTTATAGTAAAAGAACTTTTAACTGGAACATGGCTTGCGCCGCCAAATGTACCTAAGTTAGCTGGAGTTGGTACATTTGCTGGATTGTTGTTTCTAGCATTTCTCAACGATGATATCGCTGAACTAGCAATAGCTCCGACACCTAATACTTGTGCAAGTTGAGATGCACCTAATGCGCCAGCTAATCCAGCTAACTGAGCAGTTCTTTGTGCAAAGCTTTGTGTTAAAGGAACTGGATTAGCTAGAACATTTCCAGTAGGTGACGTTTGTGTGCTAGATTTACCTACTGTAGTTGCAATATAATTTGCATCAGCAGGTAATTCTACACTAAAGGTTTTAACAACTACTGGTATATTTTTAAACACATAGTCTCCGTATCCGTTGAATAACACTACCGGTGGAGGGTTTCCAGCGATTTCGCCTACATCGCCTGTATACATTTTTGTTATGCTTCTAAAATAATGTACAGCAGCTAACCAATATTGTGCTTGTACCGCATCTTCAACAAAAAAAGGTGCTGTAATTTGAATAGAATCTTGTTTGCTATTTTGATAACTTACTGATGTATAGTTTTGATGTGTCAACGCTTGTTCATCATACGATGCTGTACCTGAAATAGAAATTTGAGGAGTATAAGGAAATACCATTCCGCCAGCTGCAACCAATGGCTGTAACACTGGACTGCCGGAAAATGTTGGATCTGTTGGTAAACTTAATCTAACTCTCCAATCATTGGACGATTCAGATCCGGACCATTGTGCTCCAGCACTAGACGATGCAAACGACGTATTGCCGCCAACAGGCAAATTTCTACTTCTTAATTGCGACAATGCCATTGACGGGTTAGATAAATTACTTAATGCGCCTGCCAATCT